CCCACGAGGGGGCTGTCGCGATCGAAAACCTGACAGGAGTAGATGATTATGCCACGTGTAAGACAAAAGGTCACCCCGGGTTACGACATAACATATGTCGAGACCTATAAAGGGGCTCCCTCGTCTACGTGGGTTGATGGTATCTCAGAGGACGCAAAACACTGCAGTGACGTTGTCACTCCAAGGTGGCGCGCTCTCGTACGAGAAGGCCATATCATAAACAATGCTTGTGTCATTACGCACTCTTACTCGCAGAGTAAGGGGGACAGCTACTATCGTACTGTCCTGGACGCGGATCCAAATGAATACTATGAAGGCTCCGGAGGGAGTGTCACAGGAGCGAAGGCGCACAGTGTGCAAATTCACATCTCTGATAATCCCGAAGAAGAAATCAATGTACCATCTGGAATTGATATAGCTAAGACGAAAGCCATAGCTAATATCGACCCCGTTCCGTATGCGTTCGGAGAAGATCTGTTCGAGATAGGAGAGACAATTAAGTTTCTCCGATCACCCTTACAGTCCGTCGACGACCTTATGCGTGCGTTTGCTAAAAAGAGAGTTGATATCGACAATTCTATCCGGAAGCCTGCACAAAAAGTGTTGGCTCTCGCTAGCTTGTGGAATCAAACTCGCTTTGCATTGATACCTCTCATTTCATCCGCTATGGATGTTCTTGAGTTGTACAATGAACGGCACAAACGCAAAAGGCCTAATCCACGTCGTACCGCGCGAGGTTTTTTCCAAGCGAGGAACGAAATGGATGAAGACGTGTTCACCTATGATGTGCCTACATATCCTGTCGCAAATAGCTCTTTTCAACAAAGTGCTTGGCGCGATTTGGATGTGAAGGCCAGCATTCTTTATCAGATGTCAAATCCGATAGAGGGGTGGCGCTTCGATCTTGGTTTAAGAAATAAGGATATACTTTTAACTCTCTGGCAAATTGTACCATTGAGTTTTATGCTAGATCGTTTACTAAACATCTCGGATGCTATCCGAGGCTTGGTAAACCTAGCAGATCCTAATCTCACGATCTTTGCGGGAAGCGTAAGACATAAGTACAACAGCTATCATAGCTATCAACTTGTGTCCCAAAGCGTTCCGGGCTGGACTGCGACAATTAATGGCGATCAACGTACCTGGTTCTCAGGTACATACAATCGTCAACCGTGGTCCCCGTCCGTCTTTGAGATAATTCCGACATTTACACCGGAATATGTTGTCAAAGATGTCTCGTCTATTCTTGATCTAATAGCGATTATCATTAGCAGGGTAGTCCATTGAACGTGAAGAAAGTCCGGTTCTTGATCGAATCCGGCACTTTACGTTTGTGGATCACCGGCTCGCCATCGAAGTTTTGGAAAGTTATTCTAACTATCCTGCTTCTTGGTTTGCTAGGTTTACCTGTGAGTGATATTCTTACAGATCAATACAAACTTCTGGAGACTGAAAATGTCCCTTAGCGATATGTCGCTCCTCGAAGGAGCAACAATCACCCCTTCTGGCGGTACCGCCCTCGTCTTCGACTCTATGGGCACCTCAGAGTACAAGAATACGTTATTTGTACCCGCAGATACTGATCTGCGGACGCAACGACGTATCGTTTGTACCGCGAAGTGGCCGAAAGTCCAATCGAGTGCACCGAACGGATATACCCAGGCACGTGCGAACGCTGTCATCAAGATTCCATTGGAACTTGACAACGGCGCAATCACGTACAACACCATTGTTATCGGATTCAACACTGACGTGGAAACGTCTAGTGCGGAAAAAGATGCAATGTTGTTGCTGGGTGCTCAGGTCTTTACTGACTCTGACTTCACAGGTTTTCTTAAAAATCTGTCAGTCAAATAGGTATCTGACCTAGTATCCTTTCGGCACCATCATCTCAGATGGTACGCCTATTCTTTACCAATCAGGAGTTAACCTAATGGTTAAGAGAAGAAGGAAACCCCCGAAATCTCGCAAAGATTTCGAGCCGATGCAACTAGCAACTAAAGTTGCACAGGCAGTCTATCGTGATCTCTCTGACCCCTTACATGAGTATAGGGTCGGAGGACGCACGCTTAAACTTGCTATAGAAATGCAGAGAACGGGGCTCTTGAAGAAATTCGTAGAGCCCGGAGCAAAGCAAGATCATCTAGTGGATGCCACCTTGGAGAAATTCCTCGGTGTCAACTTGCATATGACAAACTTCAGGAGTTTTTCGTTTCCTGAGCCGTCATTGCGACCACAGCGCCACCGTACGGACCGGGATAATATCCTGTTACGTGCGAGGGCGATGATGTATTTTGTTCTGTCTCCATTCTCGGAGGAGGAGTGGTTCCTGAGCTGTAAACATGGCTCAGGTACTTCCATTGGTGTCTCGTATAGAGATACCTCACTGGAAGCAAAATCCACTTTCCCCATCTCTATGACAAGTCGTGTGGTTGCTTTAATGGACCGGTACTTGGAGTTCGATAACTCATTGAACTCCGCACTGTTAAGCTTTAACAGTGTTACCCCGATTGGGGATAAGTATCAAGTCGTTAGAGGGTCGCGGGCTACAACGGTTGAGAAAAACGATACCATACGCCGTGGCATCGCCGTAGAACCTACCGGAAATATGTTTTTCCAGCAAGGTCTTATGGCAATGATGTACACACGTATGCGTAAAGTTGGTCTCAGTCTAGCCTCTCTACCTCGTCGACATCAGAAGATGGCCAAAGAGAGTAGTATTACCTCACGGTATGCTACCATCGACTGGTCATCAGCTTCTGACTGTCTTTCGATCGAGCTGTTAAGGTGGTTAGTACCTCCTAAATGGTTTGAAGTTTGTGAACAAGTCCGATCCCCCTTCATCTCAGTGCGAGGTGAATGGGTCGAACTAAACATGTTCGCAACGATGGGAAATGCGGTAACCTTTCCGCTTGAGACGCTAGTTTTCTGGTGCCTTGGTCAAGCTGTAATCGCCCATAGAAGTGGTTCGCTCTCGCTCTACCCGGAATGGGTAGACCAACGAGAGTGTTCCGTCTTCGGGGATGACTGCATCTTGCCTACCGAATACGCTGAGGAATACATTAATGTATGCTCAGAGTTCGGGTTCATGGTCAATAAGGAGAAATCCTTTTATGATCATGGCGGCTTCAGAGAATCCTGTGGAGGTGATTTTCTCCACGGGGAGCCAGTTAGACCTTTCTGTATGAAAGGTCCCATCTCAGCAGCGAAAAGCGCTTTAGAACCTTGGCTGTACTACGTAATAAACTCTCTTTTACCGAAGTATATGCAATACTTCGGGGAGCGTGATTACCTGTACGACAAGGAGCTCTTCAAGCTTTTTTCAAAGCTGTGTCGGACGTACGATCTTAGCATTAAGATTGTGCCAACCGACTTTCCTCTAGATGCTGGTCTGGTTTGTCTTGAAGAAGACTACGCCAGATTTATTCTGAACTATCCGGGGAATTACTCTCGGATAACTTCAGATGTGCATGGTACGTTAGAGTTTCACTACTGCAGGTTCCAATATTGGAACAAGCGGAAGCATAACTCTGATTTGCGTTACGCTGATGCGATGAGGGGGCGAGTAACCAAGGAATTCGAAAGAGTTCCGAACGTTACAGACCTTCCCAACACTAGGCGAAAGCGTGTACCATGGACGCCAACTAGAG